CTCGCGAACTAATAGCACCGAAGGATAAGTTCGTTGTTGTAATGGTCGCAGCAAACAAAGCCAGCGGTATGGTTCACCGCAAAGCTTTCAGCGAAAACATTATGGCTTTCTCAATCTTTCAGAAGAAGTATCCAGATGCGATTCTTTATTTACACACAGATCCGATGGGCAGATCAGGTGGCTGGAACTTGCCGAGTTTGCTTTCAAGTTTGAGCATTCCTGAAGACGCAGTATGCTTTCCAGATCCTAACGACTACCGATTCGGTTTGTCGCACTCGGATCTAGCAGCCTTCTATACAGCTTTCGATGTTATGCTCGCAACTTCTTACGGCGAAGGTTTCGGAGTGCCGACAATGGAAGCACAAGCCTGTGGCACTAGGGTAATTGGCTCTAATTGGGCTGCGACTCCTGATCTAGTTTCTGAAGATGGTTGGTTAGTTGATGGCACACCAGCTTGGGATAGTGGTCAGAACGCTTGGTGGCAGACCCCGAACATTCCGTCAATAGTAAAGGCACTTGAAGAAGCCTACGCAGAGAGTCGCGAAAAGTCACAGGTTTCTATTGACTTCGCTAAAGAGTTCGATGTAGAGAATGTCTGGAAGAAATACTGGCTGCCCACGCTAGGCAAACTTCTAGCATGATTCCAGTATTGGGTTGCGCTACGCTTAGTCGCTTCGATCTAGCGTCTAGGCTTCTTGACTCAATAGATTACCCAGTTGAACACTTAGTAATCGTCAATAATTCAGGCACGCAGTCTTGGGAACCTAACAAGCCAGATCTAGTAAAAAACATTTGGCACATAGAAGTCCCTTACGGCTTAGGGCTGGTTGGCGCTTGGAACTTGATTGTGAAAAGCACGCCACACGCTCCGTATTGGCTGCTAGTGAACGATGACGCTTGGTTCGAGTCAGGTGCTCTAGAGAAGATTGCCGAAAGCGCAGATCCCGAAACCCTTAGTTTCTTAGACATTACTCCGACTTGGTCGGCAATACTACTCGGCGAGAAGGTAGTCGCAGATGTCGGGCTTTACGATGAAAGGCTTTACCCGCTTTATTTTGATGATAATGATTACCAGAGGCGTATTGAAAATGCTGGATTCGTCATCGGACACATACCTGCGACTATCCATCACGACAACAGTTCAACCCTACAATCGGGCTACCAAGAGAGAAATACTAAAACCTTTCAGGCAAATAACCGATTATTCCAAACCAAGATTGTAGACAACGACTACTCTGAGGGTAATTGGTCACTAAAGATTAGGCGGGAAAACAGTTGGGATTAGTTTATACAGGTGGGACTTTCGATCTATTCCACGCTGGTCATGTTAGGTTTCTAAGTCGTTGCGCGGAGTTTGGTAGTGTTGTCGTATCACTAAACACAGACGAGTTTATTGAGCAATACAAAGGCAAGCCACCAGTTCTATCTTTCGCAGATCGCAAAGAAGTCCTGTTGTCCTGTCGGTTTGTTGAAAGAGTTGTCCCTAACCTTGGTGGCGCAGATAGCAAGCCAACGATTCTGGCAGTAGATCCAGACTTGGTTGTTATCGGTTCTGACTGGGCGCGTAGAGATTACTACAAACAAATGGGCTTTACTCAAGATTGGCTAGACCAGCGCGGTATCGGACTAGCTTACATTCCCTACACCCAAGGGATTAGCTCCACAATTATAAAAGAGCGTATGACCTTCAGGAGATAGAATAGAACAATGCCAATTACTAACGGATACGCAACCCTCGCAGAACTAAAAGCAGTAATGAGAATACCTTCTGCCGATACTGTTGATGACACACTACTTGAAACTTCAATCGAAGCAGCCTCGCGGCAACTAGACGGATACTGTGAGCGCGTGTTTTACAGCACCGCTGGAACTAGAGTCTTCGTGCCGAACGACAGTTATGTTTGTGAAACTGACGATCTAGTTTCTATTACGACAATCAAAACTTCCTCTGACGGAGAAGGTTTCGACACAACTTGGGCAGCCAAAGATTACCAACTAGAGCCTCTGAACGGTAGAGCTGGCGGTATCGTCACCCCAGCCACACAGATTCGCGCAATAGATGACTTCTTATGGCCAGTCTTTGGTGGTGAAGCGACTGTTCAAATCGTAGGGACTTTCGGTTGGTCGGCAATACCTATCGCAATCAAACAGGCAACACTAATGCTGGCGCAGCGCCAGTTCAAGAGATACGACTCTCCGCTTGGTGTTGCTGGTGTTGGAGATCTAGGTGTAATGAGAATAAGCCGAATTGACTTCGATGTTCAAGCGCTTGTCGCTCCATTCCGTAGAGTTAGGTTTGCGTAATGGCAACAATCGCGCAGATACGCGATGGTATAGCTACTAACCTAAGCACAATCAGCGGTTTGCGCATAACGGAAACTGTGCCAGATAATCCTCAGCCACCAACCGCGATTATTCAGCCAGCCTCGATAGATTATGACCGCGCGATGCGACGCGGGTTAGATCAGTACAACTTCGTTGTGACAGTTATTGTTGGGCGAGCTTCAGAAAGAAACGCACAAAACCTGCTAGATCTTTATTGCGCGGGTACTGGAAGCTCATCAGTCAAAGTTGCGATAGAATCGAACCGAACGCTCTCTGGGGTTATCCAAGATCTTAGAGTCGTTTCAATGAGAAACTATGGTTCTATTCTGGTGGCAGAGCAAACTTATCTAGCTGCCGAGTTTGACCTAGTCGTGTACACACAATAAAAACTAGCTAGTAAGGAAAACAAATGGCAAAATTCGTAGTAACAGCAACAAATGTTACACTCAACGGAAGCAACATCTCAGACAGCGTAGCTCAGGCAACTTTGGAATTGACTGCTGCTGATGTAGATGTAACCGACTTCGGATCAGGTGGATTTACAGAAGTAGTTGGCGGACTAAAATCTGGCACAGTTTCTTTGGACTTCCATTCAGATTACGCAGCTGGCGCAATTAGCAATCTACTAAACCCGCTACTTGGGTCAATCGCAACTGTAACTCTAAAACCAAATGGAACTGCTACTTCAGCAACCAACCCAGTATGGACCGCTACTGTTCTTGTGAACAGCATCACCCCAATCTCTGGCGCAGTTGGAGATCTAGCGACATTCTCCGTATCATACCCAACCTCTGGTTCTGTAACCAGCGCAACCGTATAAGGAAAACAAAATGAAACTGACCCTACGCATTGAGTTTCAAGACGGAACACACAAAAACATAACTGTTTCTGCTGCCGACATGGTGGCTTTTGAGGATAAGTTCAATGTTTCAATTGCAAAACTAGATGACCCACGAATGGGCTGGCTTCTATTCTTAGCTTGGCACTCAGAAAAGAGAACTAAGCAGACAGACAAGCCTTACGAAGAATGGCTAGATCTAGTAGATTCGATCGGTGAAACTTCGGACCCAAAAGCATCGGCATCAAAGGCTTAGGTGACAGCTCAGCTCATTGGTTCATCGCTTCAATAGCAGTCGAATCTGGTATCGCTCCAAATGTTTTACTGGAACAATCAGACAGAATGCTTTGGACAATGCACCGATGGCTAGTCGCTAGAAACATTCAGAAATAGATCTCTCGCTTCGGCGAGGGGTCTATTTTTGTCTTTGCTACAATTAGATCAGCGAGGTGTGCTGTGGAACTAAAAACCAACATTAGAGTTGATGGTCTAAAAGACACGCTAATTATTCTCGAAGCAATCGAAGGCGATAGCGTAAAGCAACTAAAGAAAGACGCCGATGTCGCTGTTCGTGGTTCTGGCGTATTCTCCGCAATTAGATCTAATGTTCCTTCGGTAGCGCCGATGAGTGGAATGATGCACAATGGTGCGACTAAGTGGGCTGGCATTACAAGCGTAAAAACTGCGATACCACCAATCACACTTAGAAGACTGGCTCGCAAAAGGGACACGCCAATTATCTCTATCCACGCCACAGGTTCCCCAGATGGTCTTGGTTTCGATTACTCAGAATTAGCGGGTATTCGCCGACACCCACCACGCTCGCGATCTAAAATACCAAGCACAGGTTTGCGCGGTGCTGGTCGCGGTGATGGCTCAATAGCTATTAGAGGACAGGGTGATAACATGATACGAGTTCTAGAAGATAAGTTTGGCAAACAGCCAGGAAGATTTGCTTACGAGGCAACAATCAAAAAGCGTCCAGCGCTAAACACAGCTCTGCAAGTAGTTCTTGACAAATACGCGGCAATAGTAAACAGGAAACTTAGGTAATCATGGCAATCAAAATCCCAATTATCACCGTCTTTGACAACAAAGGATTACGCGCTGCCCAGTATCAGCTAAACAAAGTATCTGGAAGCTTTAGTGCGCTTGGCAGAAACTTCGCTATCGCTGGGACTGCTGTTGGTGTTTTTGCTACTGGTCTTGGTTTAGCGGTAAAAGCAGCGTCTAACTTCGAGGCTGAATACGAAGGTGTAAACCAAGTATTTGGTAAAGCTGCTAGAAGCGTTCAAGATTTTGCCAGAGCTGCTTCTGAAACTGCTGGTCTTTCTGAAACCGCAGCTCTACAAGGTGCTAAAACCTTTGGTCTATTTGCTAGAAGCGCCCAACTAGGCGAAGAAGAAGCTGCTAAGTTTGCGACAAGTTTGGTGCAGCTTGCTGGTGATCTAGGTTCGTTCAACGATGTCCCGACAGAAGAAGCGCTCGCAGCCCTTCAGTCTGGTCTTATGGGGCAAGCGGAACCCCTAAGAAAGTTCGGTGTGTTCCTTACGGACACTAAGCTACGCGCCGAGGCTCAGGCATTGGCGATTTACAACGGAACTGGCGCACTAACCGATCAACAGAAAATGTTGGCTTCTTATAGCTTGATTATGAAAGATACCCAGATCCAGCAGGGTGACTTCGTAAAATACCAAGATACTTTTGGAAACGCGTTCAAGACAGTTCAAAAAGACATTGAAAACATCACCAAAGACATTGGTATGGAGCTGCTCCCAATAGTCGCTAAAATCACACCTATTATCGGTGAACTAGCCAGAGAGTTTGGTTGGAAGTTAGCTAACGCGCTAAAGGCTGTAGATTTTGAGTCACTAATCGGATCTATTGTAGAGTTCTTTACTTTTGTAGTTAGCAACATAGAAACTATTACTAGAGTCGTTACTGCCTTGTTCTTATTGAACACAGCGTTCAACGCGGTTCGAGCTGCCAGCGGTTTATACAACGCAGCAGCCACGATCTTAAATGCGACATTTACTGTCACAGCAGGTAAAATCGCGCTTACTACTGGCGCTCTAAAGTTATTCAAAACCGCGCTTGTCACTACTGGTATCGGTGCGCTTGTTGTCGGTCTTGGCTACATTATCGAAGCAATTACTAACACCAATGACGCAGCGGAAGACGGAGCACCGAAACTTACCAACTACGGTGGTGCGCTACAAAAGTCTGGGGCTGACGCAGCATGGGCAGCCAGCAAATACGGTATTGCTAAGGACGCGATCAACGGTCTAAACAGCGCGTCTGCTAATTACAACCCAGCCTTGATTGTCGGACCAGACGCATTTGAAAGAAAAATGAATGTAGGCAAGTCAGAAGCTCTTTCTAAGTATCTGAGCGTTCAGGCGGAGATTGAAGAAGCTAACGCTCGTGCTAGTAATAGCGGTGCTGCTGCTGCCCCAGCGCAGTCTTACATCGCGACCCTAAACGCAGCTGTCAAACAACAGAAGCTATTCACTAAAATAACTACAGGTGGAAGGGTATCCGAAGGTTTAGCAGCTGACCTTTTGGGTGGTAAAAAGGGACTCGCAAAAGCGAGGGAAATCGCTAAGGGTAATACACAACTAGCAGATAAGCTACAAAAGAAGTTCAATCAAACTGCTGCTGGTGTAGCAGAATTGAAGTCAATCAAAGATGCTGCTGATAGGCAAACCGAGGCAGATAACGCACAAGCTCTTGCGGATCAAAGAGCAGCAGACGCAGCGCGTGACGCAGTAATCGCAGCGGAGAAAGCAGCAGCCGACGAGCGCGAAAGGGTTTATCAGTCCTTCGCTGATTCTGTCAAATCTATTTTTGGGCAAATAAAAGACTCGATTCTAAACGCATTTACGCTACCGAGCCTTGGCAGCAGCACAGACGCAATTATCCGCAACATGGGCAAATTGCTTACTAAGACCAGAGAGTTCTCGAACAACATTACCCAGCTAAGTTCAATGGGATTAGATCCAGTATTACTACGGCAGATTATCTCCGAGGGTCCAATAGCTGGCGCGAAGCTGGCAGCGAGTTTGGTTGCTGGTGGAGCTTCTGGACTAGCAGCTATAAACACAGGCTACTCAGAATTGTCGGGTTTAGGTTCTGCCATTGGTATGACTGGAACGAACGCAGTATTTGGTGCTGAAAGACAACAGAACATTTACAACATTGAAGTCAATGGCGGTGTGGGATCTGGCGCAACTATTGGTCAGGCAATCGTAGACGCAATCAAGGCTTATGAAAGAACTTCAGGCGCGGTCTGGCAGGGCGCGTAATGCCAGCACCCGCAGTCAAAGTCGAGCTTGGTCTAGATCTAGGCGATAATTCCCCACAAGGATTTACGCTTGATGACGCGGTAAAAGGCGTGCTAGACAATACCAGCTTTATTTTGGGTGGAGAGTTGTTCTATGACATTACCGACAGGCTTACTAGCGTGTCAGTCAAGCGCGGTAAAAGCCAAGCACTAGATCGTATTGACGCTGGTATTGCTGACATCAACCTAAACAACAACGACAGAGAGTTTGACCCGCTTTACCCTGACAGCTTGTATTTTGGATTCTTAGTTCCCCGCAAAAAGGTTCGCATTTCCGCTAATGATAAGCCAGTCTTCTTTGGCTTTATCGAAGACTTAGATCTAAACTACTTGCCTCAAAACAGATCCACCGTATCTATCTCGGTAGCAGACGCGCTCAGCCAATTTACAAATACTGGCATTGAAGATTATACGCCTGTTAGCCAGTTATCTGGCGCACGCGTAAACGCAGTTCTTGACTTACCTACTATCGGTTGGAGTTCTACCGAACGAAGAATAGACGATGGTAATTCCATTATGTTAGACGCAGATGTGGCTGACGGAACAGGCGCTTTGGATTACCTAAAGTTAGTTGCTCTTAGCGAGCAAGGAAACTTCTTTATTGGCAAAGATGGCGCAGTTGTATTCCAAGAGAGAAATACTGCCACAAATGCGGTAGATCTTATTTTTACTGACGATCTAACCGCTAGCGCCTTTACCAAAATCCCATTTAGCAGGGTGACAAATGTTTATGGTTCTGAAAATCTTTACAACCAAATAACAGTCTCAAACGCTGACACAATTCCAGATGAAGTTTACATAGAAGACGAAGCCTCTATTGGTGCTTACGGCGCTCGCGCTTATTCTGTGTCTAATGTTTTGATCCAAGATCCAGATGAATTAGAAGACATGGCAACTCGGTTGCTATTTACTTATTCTGAACCCCTATACCGATTCGATTCGATTACTGTTGAGCTAGACAGGCTTTCAACAGTCAATCAAAACGCGGTTCTAGACTTAGAGATCGGTGACATTGTTCAGGTCGAGTTTACGCCGAACGCTATACCACCAGCAATCTCGTTGGCTTGCCGAATACTAGGTGTTTCACATCAATGGGGATTAGACAAGAAGCAAATTCTATTTAGCCTTGAAACCCTCAACTATGGCGTGTTTGTCTTGAACAGCGATCTATTCGGTCAGCTGGACAACGACAGGCTCGGCTACTAATCTGCTACACTAAAACACGAAAGACTAAGGAAAACCATGCCAAGAAAAGTATTTACCGCTGGCGAAGTTCTAGCAGCTGCGGATGTAAACACCTACCTCTCTAATGAGGTAACTCTTACCGTATCTACTGCCACAACTTACACAGTGCTTACCTCTGACCGCTATAAGATTTTAGAGTTTGACAATGCCTCAGCGGTCACAGTTACGATCGGAACTGCCACAGCCTTTCAGGCTGGCGAGCGCGTGGACATTCTTCAAGATGGCGCGGGTACTGTCACTATCCAAAGAGATGGCACAGCCACAAGCCTTGCAGGTCGAGGAACCGCTGGAACCGCTTACACAATCGGTCAGCGTTATGACGCTGTATCTGTTGTCTGTGTTGCTGCTAACTCTTACCGCATAATCGGGAACGCAACAGCAATCTAAAATGGCACTTTTTCCGTTAGGTATTTTTAGTGCTGCTGCTACAGTAACACGCGGCCCACTTGTAGTTGAATACTTAGTAATCGCTGGTGGTGGCGGTGGTAACTCTGATGAAGGAGCTGGTGGCGGTGCTGGTGGTTTTCGCTCATCAGTTATTGGGCAAGCTTCTGGTGGCGGTGGAAGTGCTGAAAGCACATTTACAGCAGTCATAGCCACAAACTACACAGTGACTATTGGTGCTGGTGGTGTTGGTGGGAAATGGCAATCACCACCAATAACAGCCACTTCTGGAAATAACTCAGTATTCAACACTGTGACTTCAATTGGTGGTGGAAAGGGCGCAAGAAGGACAAGTCAAGCTGAAACCGGTGGTTCTGGTGGTGGCGGTTCAGACAGGAGCACTTACCTTGGAAAAGCTGGAACAGCCAACCAAGGTTTCGCAGGTGGAAATGGTGCTACTTACACAAAAGGTGGTGGTGGTGGAGCTGGTGCTGTGGGTGCTACTGGTGATGCTGGTGGTGCTGGTGGTGCTGGAGTTTCAAGCAACATAACTGGTTCAGGAGTTTTTAGAGGTGGTGGTGGCGGTGGCGGCGGTGCTGGTGGAAGCGGCGGTGGCGGTGCTGGTGGTGGTGGATCGGGAGATCCTAATACTGGTGGCGGTGGTGGTGGTATAAGGAGTACTGCTCTAGCTGGTTCTGGTGGTTCAGGAGTAGTCATCCTTCGCTACCCTTCTGGTTATGTTATTACGATTGGTGCTGGATTGACAGGCACAACAGCCACAATAGGAGCAAATAAAGTTACAACAATTACACAAGGAACAGGAAACGTCAGCTTTACTTAAGGAAAAAATATGGCACACTACGCATTTTTAGATGAAAACAACATCGTCACCGAGGTAATCGTTGGAATTGACGAAACTGAGCTTATTGAAGGTCTAAATACTGAAACTTGGTACGGCAACTTTAGAGGTCAGGTTTGTAAAAGAACAAGCTACAACGGAAACATTCGCAAGAACTACGCGGGCATTGGCTACACTTATGACTCAGAGCTTGACGCTTTTATTCCACCTAAGCAATTTGATAGCTGGGTAATTGACGAAGCTACTGCTCGCTGGGAAGCACCTGTACCTATGCCTACCGATGGTGTTTACAGTTGGGATGAAGAAACACTTAGCTGGTTAGAGATTGAGGAAGTCTAAAGCGTTTCCATACTTTTGAATCACATAGTCAGTTAGAAGCTCGCTAGGGTCTGTTTTAGGTCTAGCGAGTTTCTTATTTACATCGTGTAAACCCAACATCCCATAACCAGCTAGATCGTCGTGGTTATCTACTGCCTTGATGCTATTGAAGTTATGCTCAAAGCGGTCAAGCCCCAAGAAGTCGTAGATTCCATCCATTGTCGCTTGTGGGCTATCTAACAAGTCATTAAACCAAACAACATAAACCTTGTCCCTATGGTTTTTGATTAGATTGGCAATAGAAAAGATTGCTCGATCCATCTCACCATTAGCAGCCATAATGTTATCTGCCTGAGAGTCGGTCACATCTCGATAGTGTGAAGTCCAAAGGTCATTGTTCAGGTAAGGCATACTCGCCGTAGCCTTGTGAGTCTTTTTGGCAACCTGAATAAACGAAGCAAGAACTTCTAGGATTGGTCGCATTGTCAAGATGACTTTGCCATCTGGATTGACATACAAACTAAGGTTGTCCCAGTTGTAGGGTGTTCCCCAACCCCTGTTCTTGTCAATGATTACTGGCTTGTCAATCGGGGCATAAAAGTTGTCTGCCATTCCATAAAGAACCGAAGCAAAGTTAGGCAGCATAAGTTTAGCCCTATAGCTTTCGTAATTTGGTATCTTGCTTTCAAGTTCATAGAGCATTCCTATTAAGTCAGTCTGCGGACTTGAGTAGATTTCTGGGTTCTGATTTAGAATGGCAGCTAGAACGGTACTACCCGAACGTGGTAGCCCAGCCATAAAATGATAGGTTTTTGTCATAGCTAAACCCTACTTGATAGAATCCTAAATTGAGTAGTTTTCTTTCTTGTAAACTTAGAGAATGAAAGAAATCAAAATCTAATGGCTGAGGAAACAACTGGGGTACGCATTACCCAGCAAGCAATTTACGCCAAGCAACTTGAGCATGGAGAGATCCTTGTCAGGTTATTGGAGAAGTTAGACCACCTAGACGATGTCCCTGCGCGTATGCGCGAAGTAGAGATTACTTTGGCGCGGTTAGCTTGGATCGAGAAGATTGCCTACTCAGGTTTGACCGCTGGGATCGTTGGTTTACTGTCTGCTATTTTTAGCATTGTGCTAAAGTAAAACTATGAGATTCCCATTCGATAAGCCAGTCCCTAAAATCAGCTCTCCTTATGGCTGGCGTATTCACCCTATTGAGAAATACCGTAAACATCACAACGGCGTAGACTACGCTGGCGCTCTCGGCACACCTGTTCGCGCTATCGCCAATGGCAAGGTAATCTTTGCTGGCGCTTCAACACTTAAGTTTCCTAACGGCGAACCTGCTGGCGGTGGCTACCTTGTAAAGATCCGTCATAAGGTAAACGGCAAATGGATTACCTCGGCTTATATGCACATGGTCAAGGGATCTATCGCAGTCAAAAAGGGACAAGAAGTTATCGAAGGTCAAGTAATTGGTAAGCTGGGCAATACAGGCGAATCAACAGGACCGCACTTACACTTTGAGATTCAAGAAGGCAAAGATTATGTTTGGACTTCTAACGGAACACGCTACGAAGAACCAGTTGCTTTCATCAAAACACAAATCGAACTAGAGAAGAAGACAAAATGAAGAAAATTATTGAAAAGCTAAAGCAAGAAGAAACCATTAGACAACTTAAGGCTGCGCTTTGGTCTTACTTGCGAGCTGCTATTTCCGCAGTTGGCGCGATGCTTCTAGCAGGTATCGAAGATCCAGCACAGATAACCTTGTCAGCACTTCTCGGCGGTATCCTCGGACCACTAATCAAGGCGCTAGATCCTAGCCAAGATGAATACGGTATCGGCGCTAAAGTTGAGGCTGCGATTGTGACTGAGGAATCTGCTTCTTCCGAGTGAGTTCTAGCCTCGCTTCGCGTCTTTCACGCGCGTTAGTCCCACCCCAAATACCATAATCTTCTTGCGCCGAAATCGCATAATCTCGGCATAGATCCTTGATGGGGCATTCCGCGCATAACATTCTGGCGATTCGCTCAGAAAGCACTTTGGCTTTCGGGTCAAAATAATCTTCAGGGAAATAAAAGTCCGAGTTCTCTCGGCAAGCTAGGGTTTCGCCACGATCCTCAAGCTCGGCTTGCGCGTGGCAAAACTCCGTAAACGCTCTATCTCTATCCATTCAAACAACCCTATAAGTATTTTGCGCAAATAGCATAAAATGTCGGTGGTTCGAGCTAAGGTTCTTTTGTAGGCAAAATAAAAGCGGGTGGAGCTTCAAGGTCCACCCGCAGTCAAAAGAAAGGACAAGGAACTCTTGACTACTAAAAGCATAGCAGAAATACAAGCTAAGTCCACAGCGACATGGCTGGGGTCATTTACCCCTGATAATCCCGAATGGCACGAACTTAGATCTAGCCGAATCGGTGGTTCTGAAGTCGGTGCGATTGTAGGCGCTAGTAAGTACGAGAGCGCTTATTCGCTTTGGGCTAAGAAGCTCGGTCTTATCTCTGACGAGGTTTCCGACAATGAGTTTATGTATTGGGGACGCGCATTAGAGCCAGTTGTAATAGATAGGTTCGAGCGCGACCACCCTGAACTGAAATTAGTTAGAGATGTAGGGACTTGGGTTCACCGCGAGCGCGACTATCACTTAGCCAACCCAGATGCGATTTACCAGAACTTTGATGGATCGTATGGCGTACTAGAAATAAAAACTGCGCGATACTCTGACGATTGGCAAGACGGAGTCCCACAGTACTACATGACGCAAGTTCAATGGTACTTATCTTGCTTTGGTTTCAGCGAGGCTTATGTCGCAGTTCTTTTTGCGGGATCGGAATACCGCGAGTTCTTTATTCGCGCTGAACCAATGTGGCAGGAATCAGATTTAGAGCGCGTTCAAAACTTTAGAGAATGCTTATTACTAGAACAGAAGCCCGCTTGGGATGGTGCTGAAGCAACAGTTATGGCGGTTCGCCAGCAACACCAAGACATAGATCCTAAGTCGCAAGTCGAGCTGGGTGAGCTAGGTCTCCATTACAGTTCTTCACTCGATGATTTAGAAATCGCGAAATCTAAAGTGAACGAATTACAGGCTAGGGTTCTTGATGCTATGGGATCGGCAAAGACTGGCATAATCTACGACACGCCAGCTTTTGTTAGATCTTCACGCAAAGGTGGCACACCTTACCTAACTAGAAAGAGAGGCGCATAATGTACGACGAGTCAGAACTAAAAGAAATGTATCAAACGATCTATGAAGAAGAACCCAAGGTCGGTGATTGGGTTATCGTCAAGCACAACTACAACGAAACCATTATCACAGGCGAAGTGCGCGGTCTCCGACACACAAAGCCTCAACGCGGTTGGCACCAAGAAGCTGATTTTGAGTTTGTGGTTTGGGCTGGCTTCAAGATACAGCTAGCTGGGGTCAAAGGTTGGCTAGACGGCGAAGACTGGGAGATCCTCAGCGTGATGCCTGACTTCGAGAATAAGAAACTAACAAAGAGAGATAGAGAGGAAAACTAAAATGGCACAGTTCAATTTAGAAGATTACGAAACAGTAGCAAGCCGAATCACCAAGCTATACGACGCTCACCCTGATGCTCGTATCCAAACCGATAACCTTACGACACCTTACGATCGCGAGCGCGGGACTTGGGTAGTACGCGCGGTTATCTACCTAAGCGCCGATGAACAGGAACGCGAACTGCCAAAGTCTAATGGCTTGGCATTTGAGATTGACGGCGCGGGTATGGCTAACAAAACATCAGCACTAGAGAACTGCGAAACCAGCGCCATTGGTAGAGCATTAGCCAACATGGGACTGTCGGGAGATCAGCGCGCCAGCCGAGAGGAAATGGCAAAGGTTCAGCGCGGTACTGAGCCAACGCGCGATTGGATCGCCGAGGCGCAAGCAATTATGAACACCAAAGAGCTTAGGGATCTATACAACAAAGCTCGTCAGGCTGGCGCAGGGCAACACATACTAGCGCAAATAACTGATTACGCAAAAGCACTAGAAGAAACTACTAAAGGATAGTAAGGTTGGACTCGCGGGGTAAGGTAGCTACGGACTTTGCCCCGCGTTAAATAATAAGAGAGAACCGAAATGGGCAAAATAAACTCAGGTCTTATGAGTAGCGCCACAGACGAATGGGCAACTCCGTTAGATCTATTCCAAGAATTAGATCGCGAATTTGGATTTACTTTAGATGTTTGCGCGGATGACTGGAATCACAAAACACTACGATACTTTGACAAAACTGCCGATGGGCTAAGTCAAAATTGGGAAGGTGTTTGCTGGATGAATCCACCATACGGAAGGCAAATTGGCGCATGGCTTAAGAAAGCCTACGAATCTAGCGGGGGGGGGCAACTGTGGTTTGCCTAGTACCTGCTAGAACAGATACCGCTTGGTGGCACGATTACGCAGCGAAAGGCGAGGTGCGCTTTATTCGTGGTCGTATAAAGTTCGTAGGTCGCGAAGGACCAAAAGACGCTGCGCCATTCCCCTCAGCAATAGTTATCTTCAGACCCGAAAGGCAAGCATGAGCGAGATCGTCACCCCTGACCAAATAATCAAAGCGCTGACTGAGATACGCGCAGAAGCTGAAAAGGGAATCGAAGCGCAATACCGCGCTGAAGTTGAGCTGAGTCAAAAGCAACTAGAAGTAGATCGGTTAGAGTCCGCAGCTTTCTTACGCATCAACGGACTTGTCGCAGATCGTCAAGCACTCGCAAAGTTGGAAAGCTCGGAAGCGCGATTAGAAGCCGACCTAGCCAAAGCCAAGTTCAATCGGGTCAAGACTAAACTCCAACAGCTCAATCAGGCGCAGAGCGCTTTACAAACACAAGCCAGAATGGTCGAGATTACTTATACGCAAGCTGGACTGGGAAGATGAAACCAAATGAATTCAAGAAGTTTCAAGCTCGGGATCCTTATTGCCCTCATTGTGGTATTGGTGTGCCTTACTTAGTTCCCCACCACCGCAAGAATCGGGGCATGGGTGGATCTAAGTTGCGCGACAATCCTTCAAACATTCTGCTCGTTTGCGCTTTACTGAACGGCGCGATGGAACAGCAAAGTCAGGTGGCAGAAGACGCTAGACGCTTCGGTTGGAAATTAGAATCGTGGCAAGATCCTGCGGTTGTGCCAGTTTACGATGCTATGACAGGTTTTACTTACCGATTGAAAGACGATTACTCAAAAGAACCACTCTAGAAAGGACAAGAATTGCCAATTATTCGAGGCTCCCATGACTTTGACGAGAGCTTTACTCGATTACCTAACCGCTGGTTGCGCGATGAGCGCCTAAGCCTAAAGGCGATTGGGTTGATGGCTCAACTTCACTCGCACTCGGTTGGCTGGCGTCTAAGCATTAGATCTTTGGCTGAGGCTAACCAATGCGGGTTAGATCTAATTCGCAGCGCAATTAGCGAGCTAGAGTCTGCTGGATACTTAAGCAGAGATCAGGCGCGTGGCGATAATAACCAGTTCGCCGAAAGTGTTTGGACTACTGTTGATCCGTCATCGGGTTATCCGTCATCGGGAAATCCGTCATCGGGAAATCCTACCCCTAAGAAGAACAATATTAAGAAGACCAAAGAAAAGAAACACATACCTGAATTGACTAGATTTGAGCAGTTCTGGGAAAGTTATCCTCGCAGGGTTGGCAAAACTAGCGCTCTGAGGGCGTACACGGCTGCTAGGGGTCGCTACGCTGGCGAAACAGGGGACTTTGAGGCTATGGTGGTTTCAGGGGCTATACGGCTCTCACAGGACCGCAACCTACCAGCGCTTCAGTATGTCCCCTACCCGACTACTTGGCTGAACCGCGATGGTTGGAATGATGATCCTTACCCAGAGCGCCAACTAAGTCAAGACGAGATTGCCGAGCGCCAGAGATTAGATCGCGCAGCCAAGAGCCAGCGTGAAAAGGAAAACACGCAGAAGATCCTTGCCGAATCGGAGAAACCAGCCAAGCCAATACCGCTTTGCGAGCACGGCGAGAAGATGCTTTACTGTAAAAAGTGCCTAAAGCAAATACCAAAAGGCGCTAATGATGGCTAGAATGAAGGAATGGAGTCTAAGCGGTTATGTGCGCGATGCGGTATCGACCGCGAGCTACCTGCGAAGAGAACTAAAAATGAGGCTTGTCGCGGTTGTCGCGTCAAAGTCGAGCATGTTATACGCTATGCGAATGGCGAAACTTGCTTGGCGTGGCGCGGAGATTTTGACCGCGATGACAATCCAGTTCATAATGGGAAAGTCTTTATGGCTGGGAAACGGAGATGCGGTCATCGGGACTGTATCAACCCAGAACACATCGAATAAGAGAGGCAAACACCTTGGCAAAAGTAATTATAGAAAACGCAACAGTAGAGAATCTACTAGGGCAAAAGGGCTACACAGTCAGCGTCAGCTCTAAAGACGCAAGCGGTTCTGAAAAGAAGATCTACTACAAGATCTGGTCAAGTAATCTCCCGCTTCAGGGCGCAAAGCTAGACAAGATTACAGGAGATCTAAGCGTGCGACTAGAAGAATATACTGACAAAAATGGTCAGCCGAAGCAGGTCGCAGCAATCCATGTGAACAACCCAGAGCTACAAGAAACAAACGCGCCTTTCTAATGGATACCTTTGTGGTTCTGGGATTACCAGTCCCACAAGGATCTATGCGCCATGTTGGCGGTGGGCGGATTGTTAGCAAGTCCCCAAAACTAAAAGAGTGGCGAACCAAGATCGCTCAGGTAGTCAGGGAACAAGTTGGCGAACCCGCTCACCGCGAACCTGTCTCTGTCACAGTTATCTTCACCTTCAACCGACCTAAAACTGTCACGCGCGAAATGCCAACAGTCCCACCCGATCTAGACAAGCTTCAGAGAGCAATCGGAGACGCGCTGAGTATTGACTGTAAATACCTAATTGACGATGCCCAGATTGTCGAATGGCACGCTCAAAAAGCCTACGGAACCCCCGCTGGGGTTATTATTCAAGTTCAAAAGCTCTAACTGACTCGGTTCTTTCCGTTATCAAATCGTTATACAAAACGGCGCTAAAAGTAGCGAAACGCAACTAAACCACGCTAGAGTAATTCTATTAGCTAAAAGTTAGCTAAAGATAAGGACTAAGAAAATGACAGGCTTCGAGAAACTAACCGAAGATTCCCTAATCAAGTTCATCGAAAAGAATGACGGCTCCCCACTAATCGAGGATCTAGTTCAGGACGCTAAAGATGAACTGTGGCAGCGCAAGATTGAACAGGTTGCTAATGAGCGCCTAGAAAATCCGAGGCTCTAATGTTTGAAGAAGATGGCTCAACCCTACGCCTGATTAGGCTGATGCGATTACGCGACAAAATCCTCAACGAGATTCTATTTGGATTACGCGAAGCAGATAGAGGTGCCGACTTTGATTTAGTCCGCGAGCTAGAACTAAAAGTTGAAGAATGCGGATTAGTCAGCAGAGAAATCAGCCAATTACTAGAAGACAACAAACCACCAATGGAACCAACCCACTAAGAAAGAGAGAAATGAGCGAACTACTAACACCAAAAGAAGTCGCTGACGCGCTAAGTGTTCAGCTACCTACGGTATACCGATACATAGCCAGCGGAGATCTAACTGCGAAACGCGTTGGACCAAAGCTACTAAGAATAAAAAAGTCAGAGTTAAATAGATTCATGAAAGGACAACAGTAATGCGATTTACTTATGACGAAATCAAGAAAGCCATCGAAGAAGAATGGGGAGAACTAGCAGATGATGTTTACCCTGAAGACCGATTAGAAGAAATGGCTGACGGCTTTGTGCCGATTTATGACAACGAGATTATCTCCGACTGGGCAGAAATGCCCAACGAATACACCGACAACTGGAAAGAACAATACGAAGGAACCCTACCACCAGAATTAGGCATAACAGCTTTGATGGCTACTGATCTTTACAGTTATTACCGCGCTACCACACTAGAGATCTATCAGGAACTAAAGGACGAGAAAGAGGACAACTAATGGCAACGACAGCTAAAGAACTAATTGAGATTCTACAAAAGTATGTGGACCCAGATGAGTTTGTTATTTGGCAGTATTACACACGCGAGGACTTCGAGCAAGACGAAGATGCTCAAGTGACAAACGATGAGTTCGGTGAAGTCGCAGATTCCCTTGGCAACTGGGATGTCTGGGAAGGTGTCCCCGATCTAATCTCAGACGCGATTTACAGTTACAAAAACCAGAAAGGACAGGAGTAATGCCAAACGCAAGAACAACAGATCCAGAAACTAGCCACGAGGCTGCGATGTCAGTCACAAACATTACCCCGCTGAAGTACGAAATACTTCAGAGGCTGATGACCCCAATGACAGATACGGATCTATACCAATTGCTAACAACTAACTCACGACTAATGGTGACAGAATCTGGGGTTAGATCTAGGCGCTCGGAGCTGGTTCAGGCTGGCTTGGTCAGGGATACTGGCGAGCGCGTCAAGTTAGCAACTGGTCGTCGAGCAATAGTTTGGGGTACGCAGATTGTGTAGCTTCGATGAAATCGTAGAAGACGGCGCACCAACAGGATCTTGCGACCCTGAATACGCGCGTGGCTTTAGATACGGTCAGGAATACGGAATCAAAATAGAGCGTGAACGGATCGTTGAATTGCTAGATCCTTACGACAAATCTTGCGCGAATGGAGATTGCGATTGCCTGAGCGCTGCATCAACTATCACACTAATAAAAGGAGAAGAAGAATGAGTGATCTACAAGACATCATCGCAACTAGCAGTATCCGCGCTTTCAATTCAGGAATCGCACACGGCTTCAAGACTGGCAAGGATAGCGCCAGAAAAGAAATCATTGAGCTCATTGAGATTCACGCAAAGTCAAATGTCGAACTAAGCGACCAAGAGATTGTGCGGGAGATCGAACACCTACAAAAGACAGACAAGGACAATGGGCTATGAAGAAAGAGAAACCTGTCTGTAAACTTACCGACTGCGGAAAGCCACATTACGGGAAAGGATACTGCGAGATGCACTACAACCAGTATCGCCTAACCCAAGCGCCAAGTTGTATAGCCGAGGATTGCTCAAAGCCAGCGCGAGCAAGGCAAATGTGTCACGCGCATTATTCAGCTTGGCTAATCGCCACTAGCGAAAAGAATGTTATTGACTATGACGATTTTTGGGAGTTCGTCAAGAAGCAACTAAAGATAGGAGAGCGCGATGTGGCGTAAAAAACTAAGTAAGGTTTGGTTGTCGGGCTATTCGCTGGGTCATCAAGCTGGCAGTATGGAAACCAGTCAGTCCGTAAGGGAAATGATTATCAAGAATCTACTCGCTGACGCGGTAATTATCACCAACGCTGAGGTGCGGTTCGTAGAACGCGTAGTAAAGATAATCGAGGAATCGTGAAGCTCTGCCCAGTCTGCGAGAAATGGCGCGAATCAAGCTACAAAAAAACCCTTGTCGCAATCTGCGGTAATTGCTTCAAAGTAGTAGATAATGAAAGAGCAACAATAACTAAGAGAGTTGGTGCTAAGTGAATCAAGAGCGAGGCAGCTCTAAGCGCTGGGAAGTAAAACTTACGATCCCAGAGATACGCGAGATGGCTGAAACTGATGGCAGATTAGAGGGTCATTGGGCAATCGAAGTAAATGTGCCTAATGGGATTGACCCTTTTTGCGGTAAGAAGCTATGGCTGGACGCACTCAACACGCTGACAGAGTCTTGTGGCGTGAAGATAACTACGGTAAGGTTCAATCTAAGCGCGAATGTTGCTGGATACGAGTTCGGAATGAGAGAAGAATGAACGCAGAAACTATTTTGGGGGTAGTCCTAATAGCGATTGGCGCAGTGATCCTTTACTTCAGCGCCATTGGTATTGCCTTTATGTGGATACTAAAACAAGCTCAAAGAATGATGCTCAAGGACATAGACAGCGATGCTGGAAAATCTTGAGCCTAGTTCTAACTTACGAAGCTGTAAGGTGCGAACAATAATCGAAAGCCTAGAAGCTAAGGATCGCGCGATACTAGAACGAGCTTTGACCGATAGTAAATGGACTCCCCATTCTCTTTCAGCAGCACTAGCGCAACGCGGAATAGCATTAGCAGATAAGTTGATACGCAAACATCAAGTCGCAAGATGCTCATGCCAACAGTTAGGTAAGTGATGCTAGACAACTTAGAACCAGCACCCAAACCAGAACCAACCCCATTCGGCAGACCCGCAGTTGAGTTCGATGGCAACGAGGGTGTAGCAACTACCAACGGATTACCAACTGGCGCGGACTTCAAGGAGTTCTTAGTCGAGGCTGGCTACGATCCTGAACAATACGAAGTTATCGGTAACCCACGCACCAGTCGTTGGCAGAGATACGATGGCGAATGGCTAACCTCTTACCGATTCCACTTTCGCCTGAAGCAAGGTGGCGATTCGCTAGAACTTCTGTGGTCGCGAGCTAAGAAGTATCAGCCAACTAAAAAAGAAACTAATAAATCAACCATCGTAGTTCTATGGTCAGATACCCAGACAGGCAAGACAGGTTCACGCGGTAATACTACGGATCTAATCGAGCGTATAAGCCAAAAGCAGATAGAGCTAGAACTATTCCTAAAGAAGCACAAGCCAGAACACGCAGTCTTCCTGAATGTGGGCGATTCGATTGAAGGCTTCGAGAACACAGGTAGTCAGAGCTTCACGAACGATCTATCGCTGATGGAGCAGGTAGATCTAGAGGCAACCTTTCAATGGGAAACGCTGAAGCTATTAGCCAAGCACACTAACCAAGTCACAGCAGCAGCAGTTGGATCTAACCATTGCGCTTGGCGCAGAGGCAAGGATAAGTTAGGCAACCCGCTAGACGATTGGGGTATCCATATCCAACGCCAGCTTGCCCGACTAGCACAGGAAACTAACCAGCCAATCAAGTTCTATGAACCACAGACTTACGACGAGAGCTTGGCACTACCGATCTATGACGAGGTACTAGGACTAGCGCACGGACACCAAGCTAATAGACCAGAACAGATCCCTAACTGGTGGCGCGGTCAGTCGCATGGTGAGCAAGCAGTAGCCGAAGCAACAATCCTGAACACAGGGCATTATCACCACCTACGCATAACCGAAACTGGCAGGAAGAACGGGCGATCCCGCTGGTGGGTTCAAGCGCCAACCCTAGACAATGGCTCGGACTGGTATCGTCAAAGGGCAGGAGATGATAGCGACGCTGGCTTGGCGGTCTATCTTCTTTATCCAGACAAACCATTTACAGGCACGGTGTATAAACTCTAATGCCGACATACGATTACAAATGCCCTAAGTGCGAGATGACCACAGTAGTTATCCGCACACTTCAAGAAGAAGAAAAGAAACCCATTTGTATTACTGACGCGCTAGAGCTAGTAAGGTACTACGGTAGCCCAGTAGTCCAGTTCAAGGGCACAGGATTCTATAAGAACGATAAGTGATGGCTGGCTTCCCCAAACCTTGTATCGAATGTGGCAAGCTCTCACTCGGAGATACTCGTTGCGAAACTCACAGACTAGAACACGAACGGATAAGGGAGTCACTAAGACCTAAGCGAGTAAGGGCTAATAAAGGCTACAGACCTCACTACACAGGTGACTATTGGAAACGATCAAAACAAGTAAGAGAAACCGCAAGATACTGTCACTTATGTAAAGACGGACCAAGGCATAACGACCCTTGGACAGCTGATCACCTAATCGCAGGAGATCCGAATAGTCCTCTACTGCCAGCCCATCGGTCCTGTAATAGCAGTCGTGGAGATAAGCCTCTAACTACCTAATACCCCCCTACGCCTACACTAGGGGCGGGTCAAATCCTCTCAGTCCCCCCACCCTAAACCCCCCAACCTTTAGCCTTGTATAGAATCCCGCGAAAGTCAGACTTTTTTTGGGTTCTGGTGTAGTCTGGAATCACGACTAAGAGAGGAAGCTAAAATGTCCGAGATCGCCAAAGACCTGAAACCCCTAATCCAACCGATGAGCAAGCTCAAGCCAGCTAAGCACAACCCACGCAAAGGTGATGTTGAGTCCATCAAAAAGTCCTACGAGCGCTTCGGTCAGCGCAAACCGATTGTCGCAGATCGCGCGACTGGTGAGATTATTGCTGGCAACCATCAGTTCCTAGCAGCTCAGGCTTTGGGCTGGTCGGAGATGGCAGTTGTGTTTGTCGATGACGATCCCGAAACCGCAATCGCTTATGGTGTTGCCGATAACCGTATTGGTCAGCTAGGCGAATGGGACATTGAAGAACTTGTCTATGCGCTCGATGAGATCGGACTGGATTCTATTGAGAGTGTTGGCTTCAAGGAGTCAGATGTTGAAGACTTCCGCGCACTACTAGACGAACACCAAATGACCGCACCCGCAATCGCAATTCAAGATGGCGGACTACGCGATGCTGATGGTGGAACCAGCTCAGTTGATTCTGAAACCAAAGTAAAGAAAGACGCAACCTACGCAGAGTTTCTAGAGCGATACGCCAACCGAGCTGTCCGCGCAATTATTCTTTATTACCCAAACGATGACTACGGTAAAATGGTAGAGAACCTAAAATTAGCTGCGAACAAACTTGGGACTAAAGACAACGCGGAAACTGTTCAAGCTCTTACTGAGAAAGAATTGAAGAATGAGCAAGCTACCTGAATTTTTGATTGACCGAGTTCTAAACAAAGAACAGGCTGATGAAGTTGTCGGCGCAAAAGTAGAAGCACTAGAACCTAATGTCAATGAAGCTGGGATCTATCGCGACAGAGAAACTGGCGAAGCTATTTTGGTTTACGCGCCATACCCTGCTTCGATTACTCCGCTACGCAAAGCTGTCCTAGACACTAACTACTCAACGACCCTACGCGCCAGCGGAACTAGAAATGTGTCCAGAACTTTTGGCTTTACAAATAGATCCGCAGTTCTTCAGCGCGAAGCCTGTACTCCAACATCGCTGGCTTGGGAATCCCCAGAAGCAAGCATCACCCTCAACGAAACTGCCGAAGTGCTTGGCGATTATCTACGCGAGCAGTTGCCAGAAGTGTTCCTTCACGATCAGGCAGAACTATCACAGGTGCTACCAGAATGGCGCATGACCGAAGACGCGCTTTGGACCTCTGGCGTAATCAACCAGTCTTCTGCTTTGCCTTATCACCGCGATGGATCTAACTTCGATACTTGGTCCGCGATGCCTGTTGTCCGCAGAGGAATGGACGGCGGAAATCTACATATGCCTGAATACGGAATCACTATTAACTGTCGTGATGGCTGGGCGCTTTGGTTCAACGGATACGCGTATGTTCACGGTGTAACACCAATGTCCCCACGCGCTAAAGATGGCTACCGCTACTCAATCGTCTTCTATGCGAAGCGCGGAATGAAAGACTGCCACACCTACGCAGTCGAACTTGGTGAGGCTCGCGCTCGCCGACAGGGTCGCGAAGAAGGTATGACAGATACCTCAGTCGAAGGCGCGATGGCTAAGATACCGAATGGCAGATCTAACGGAGATACGCGTATTATCAACGACTAGCAGTAAAGTAAAAGAGAGTGAACGATGTTAGATTACGAAATTGCTATACCCTCGCACAATCGTAGTGAGGACATAAACCAGTACAGCCTGAAGTATCTTGCCGAAACTGGAATCAGTAAAGAGCGCGTCCGTATTTTTGTTGCGCCAGATCAAGTTGCTGCTTATGAGCAGAATACTGATGCTGGCTTATACAATGAGATTGTTCCAACAGCCATCGGTATACGCGCTAACCACAATGCGATAACTGAGTTCTACCCAGAAGGCAAAGCGCTAGTCAGGCTCGATGATGATGTTCGCTACTTAGCAAAGGCGCAAGATCCGAAGACGCTGACTCGGATAAACAACACACACGAACTAATTCTTGATTCTTTTAGTCGGGCTGATGAAGTCGGTGCTACTCTCTGGGGACTTTACCCAATAGACAATCCTTTCTTTATGAAACCCAAAGAGCGCTACGGACTATCCTTTATCATCGGTCAGTTCTTCGGTGCTTACAATCGTCACGCTGAAGTTCTTGGCGCAGAAATAAAGGAAGACTTTGAGCGCTCGATTCTTCGATTTATTGCCGATGGGATAGTCCTACGCTTTGAGGATCTAACAGCAGTAGCAGGTCGTGTCGGCGGTAATCGTGGCGGACTACAAACAATGGATCGCGCAACTATGAACGAACAGGGAACTGATTATTTACTAAACACTTACCCAGAGTTTGTGACAGAAAAGAAATCACGAGCCAACGGATACCGAGAAATCAAACTACGAAATGTCTAGAACTGGCAGACCACCGAAACCCACAGAAGTAAAACGAGCCTTGGGAAACCCAGGAAAACGAGCGCTGCCCAACGAGAAAACAATCGTGGCTTTACCGCAGATAACTCAGACACCAGAAACCAGCAGACCTCTCGGCTCACACGGTAAACAATTCTGGGACCGCGTCTGGCAAATGGGATCTACTTGGATTAGTTCAAACACAGATTACGAAGCCATGCTAATGACTGCCGAGATGATTGACGAGCGCTGGAACTTGCGCGTGAAGGTTATGACCGAAGGGCAAGCGCGGGATCGCCGAGCGCTCAGGGACTTAGATCGCGCAATCCAAAGCCAGTTATCTCTACTGGGGCTGACTCCTGCGGATAGATCGCGTCTGGGTGTGGCGGAAGTCAAGAAGTTGAGCAAGATCGCCGAGCTAAGAAATATGCGTAATGAGTAGTTATCCACCGCGCTGGATTACGCCAGTAGATAGACACGACCACGAATCTAGTCGCGCTGAACAGATTATGGCTTTCGTAGAAGCATACGGACTACAAACCAAAGACACCATCGCAGGTAAAGCAGGTAATTCCTTAGTCCTACGCGATTGGCAGCGGGAACTCATTAGGGATCTATTCGCCGAAGACGAAGACGGCAAACTGCTTCATCGAACAGCCTTGGTCGGAATGCCGCGTAAAAATGGCAAGAGCGCGCTCGGATCTTCACTAGCTCTATGGTCGCTTTACTTAGGGGACAATGGTGGTGAAGTTTACAGTTGTGCTGCTGAAAAGGAACAGGCTCGTATCGTGTTCTCTGACGCAAAGCGCATGGTAGAAAATAATCCTGACCTAATGGAAATGACAAAGCTTTACCGCGATGCGATAGAAGTAGTAAGCACAGGATCTATATACCGAGTTCTATCTGCGGAAGCTTTCTCAAAGGAAGGTCTATCGCCTACCTTCGTAGTGTTTGATGAACTTCATGCCACACCTAACCGAGAACTGTTTGATGTTATGGCTCTGGGTATGGGTGCTAGGCGTGAACCGATGTTGCTTTCCATTACTACTGCTGGGGTAAAGACAGATAGCACTGGGCAAGATTCAACTGCGTATAGCTTGTATCAGTATGGGCAGCGCGTAGCGCGGAAAGAAATCGAAGATCCCAGCTTCTTTATGGCTTGGTGGGAAGCAACAGCCGAAGCACCATACCAAGATCCAAAAACATGGGCGGAAGCTAATCCAGCATTTGGGGATCTGAACGCCGAGGAAGATTTTATTGCTATGGCTCGGCGGACACCCGAAGCTGAATTTAGAACCAAGCGCTGCAACCAATGGGTAAGCTCTCAAAACGCTTGGCTGCCCTCGGACAGCTGGTTGCCGTTAGCTGTCAGCAAAGAGCTAGACCCCGAAGCTGAATACATACTAGGCTTTGACGGCTCGTTCAACCAAGACTGTACTGTCATCGTAGGGTGTCAAATCCCGAAAGATGAAAACGAAAAGCCTTATCTGTTTTTGGTGAAGGCGTGGGAAAAGCAGCCAGAAGATACCGATGATTGGCGCGTGGATACGCTGGATGTAGAAAACGAGATAATCAAGTTTGTTCAGAATTATCCAAGGACTAGGGAAGTGGCGTGTGACCCTTTCCGCTGGCAAAGATCTATGGCGGTTCTTCAGGACAAGGGTGTGCCGATTGTTGAATGGCCATCGACTTCGGTCAGGCGTATGGTTCCTGCTTGCCAAAAGTTCTACGAGAATGTGACAGAAAGTAAACTAGAACACGACGGCAATCCATTACTAGCGCGACACCTAAGCAACGCAGCAGTAAAGATTGACAACTATGGACCAAGAATTGTGAAGGAACACAGACACAGCTTGCGAAGGATTGACGCAGCGGTAGCTGGTATTATAGCTCTAGACAGAGCGCTAACAACTCATGAGAAAGAGGAACTGCCACCAATCCCGCAGTTCTTCATTTAGGAATAGACAATGGCAAGTTCAATACAAATTATTGGGGCAGCTCTAGTTTCGCTTGGGGTTAGCTTTGTATTTTTACCCGCAGGAATGATTGTCGCTGGTGCTTTGGCGATTGTATTCGGAATTAGTTTGGAGAAGAAGTAATGCTTGGAAATCTATTTGAAAAGAGAGCAATCTCTTACCAGACTATTTGGGGTTCGGGAGATGACTTCGATCTAGGCTCACAAGCTGGACCGCTTATCAACAGCGAAACCGCTTTCCACATCAACCCAGTCTTCTCAGCAATCAGCCTAATCAGCGACACCATCTCAACACTTCCGCTAGACGCTTTTGTTCGTGAAGGTGGCGAGCGCCGAGCGCTAAGACCAAGACCAGCTTGGGTTCTAAAGCCAGATGTGGACACAACCAAAGAAGCTTTCTACGGGTCTATCATTGTGTCTCTGCTTCTAGACGGAAACGCTTTCGTACGCGTTTACACCCAGAACAATCAGATCGTAAACCTAGTTGTGCTGAACCCGCAGACAGTAGAGGTTAAGCGCAACGGACTAGGTCGCTTGATGTTCAATGTTCAGGGCGAGGGCAAGCCACTAACTAGCGAAGAAGTAATCTTTATTCCAGATGTTGTTAGACCAGGAAATCTACGCGGAGTTAGTCGAGTAGACGCGCTGAAGGACAACTTCGGTTTGGCTAAGGCGCTAGAAACTTACGCAGCCAGATTCTTTGGTCACGGCGCAACTACCAGCGGAATTATTGAATACCCGCACGATCTAACTTTTGAGCAGTCGCAAGGTTTGGCAGCAGCATTTGACGCCAAGCACAAGGGTCTAAGAAAGTCGCACAAGACTGGTGTTCTATCTGGTGGCGCAACTTATAAACCAACAAATGTTCCGAACGATCAGGCACAGTTCCTAGATTCTCGCAGAATGGCAGTAGAAGATGTGGCTCGCGCTTTCAATGTGCCACCACACCTACTCGGACTATCGGGAACTAACTCTTACGCTTCGGTAGAACAGAACAACTTGGCATGGGTCACACACGGTCTACGACCAATCATTTCTAAAATCGAGAACGCTCTATCGCCACTACTAGCGCTAAGTCCTAATGGGCAAAATGCTTTCTTGCGCTTCAACATAGATGGGCTACTACGCGCTGACATTAACTCGCGTATGTCTGCTTACAGCATCGGACTTCAGTCTGGATTCTTGACAATCAACGATGTCCGTAGGCTAGAAGATCTTCAGTCTATTGACGATCCAAGCGCAAACACAGTCCGCGTACCACTAGCGAATGTGAATGTCGAAGACGCTGGTCTCACAGGACTAGATCGCAGAATACTTATGGCTAACAGACTTGTGACATCGGGCTTCAAGCCAGAGCAGGTATTGGCAGCTCTTGGATTACCGGCAATCGAACACTCAGGCATTCCGAGCGTAATGATTCAAGGCGTGTCACAGATTGACCCAGAAGATCCGCTATCGGTATACGAGGTCAAATAATGCCAGTCACAACTTACGCCTACGACCTAGTAGCTAATGTTCGGACGCTAGTCGTACCTGCTAAAACTATGTCACAGGAAGTTTGTATTCACAATCACGAACACAATCAGAATAGAGAAGTCTTTCTGGGCAATTCGGGTGTCACTCTCGCTAACGGAATGCACGCGGTTGCCACACAAACTAGCATTATTACTCTTGGTCCGAATGACGATCTTTACGCCATAGCAGACAGTAATTGTAATCTACGAATTATGGTGGTGACTCAGGACTAATGCCTTATTACATAACTGACAAAAACCCCGATTGCGATGGCTGGGCTGTCGTAGATGGCGGAGATGGCTTTTACGGGTGTCACATTACTAAGCAAGAGGCGATAGATCAAATGGTTGCTATTTCTATTGCGGAAGACATCGAGCCAGCTGGGGAAAGAAAGAAGTACAAAATGAAAAGCAAAAAACCTAGCTACCGCGAACTCCCAGAAAATTATCGACCAGCTTTAGCAGATGATGTACCAGAAGGTCGAGCCTGTGGCAACTGCTACTTCTTCAACGAAGATCGAGTAAATGAAACTGGCGACAAAGCTTGGTGTGAAAAGTGGGACGATTTTGTAGACGGTGGCTATTACTGTAACGCTTGGCAAGAATACGAAGAAGAAAGAGCCCAGCCTGAGGATCTAGCAG